CGGGAACGAGGCGGTATCCTAGTTGGCAACATTGCCCAGGAACCTCTCATACCGTTCGAGGGTTGACAACCTTGTTGGTTGAAAACTCTTTCCAGGTAATCTAGGTTCTAAACCTAGAGCCGATGGTAATGAGTCCAAACCGTCTAAACCAATGGAAATCGAGGACTTCCAATTGGAGAAAACAGTCTGACTCATTACTTGTCTCACCTTCTCGTCGAAGGTGGCAGTTATCTCTTGTAGTTCACAACTATCAAGAGATTCTGAAGACTCATGGACCATATGGTTCAGAGTCCTTCCTAGCCCCATAAGGGTAGCTAGGACCTTGTCTTCAACTTGGAAGATGAGTTCTGTCTTCTCAATCATCTCAGCCAGGTTTGAGCCTGGATATGAGAAATTGAGTCCATGTGGTTCACATAAGTGAGCCACACGGTCGAAGACAGCCTTCTGACGCGAAGTCAAAAGGCATCGACTCTTCTTGCCCAAAAGTCGGCAAAGATCAAGGAAATTGTCATCAGACATTTTCCTCCATTTCAACTGGGGAATTACTTCCCTTGGAGAAATGACTTTGCCAGCGAATTCAGCTAATTCGCTAGAGGATAAAGATTTATCCTCTGACCAAGGACAAGACATCCGGTCCAACATGGAGATGTAGTCATCCCTGAGTTTAGACTCAAGGATAACGACATCATCTCCTACTACAAAGAACTGGTTGTGATAATCACCACCAGCCAAATGTAGGAGGAGAAGTCCATGCGTCAGGGTAAAGGAACCAAAGCTTGGGTATAAACCCAAGGGTTGGCCCTTTGTCCATTGTAGCTCACCAAGCGGTGAACTCCACAAACCACGAGAGATCTCCTCAAAGAGATCAATGTGGCCCCAATCCCTCTTCCTGAATATAGCACGAAGTGCTACACTCTGGATAGAAAGTGGGAAGTGGTCTGTCGCTGAAGACAGATCGATGGAATGAACCTGACGTCCTTGCCCAAGGCAGGACTGGATGTAGGGATGTGCTTTTGACTGATCAAAAGTACAATCCCAGGGTAGTGACTGGATCAACCGATAGACACTCTGTCCAAAAGGACGGAGTGCCTCCTGGTGGATCCGGAAAGGGGAAGCTATCGAACGAAGCTTCCCGCCGGGTTCCTGTATAAAGTGGATTGATCCACCTTTTACAGTAGGATTAGATACGGGAAGTCCACGTTTGATCATTTGATCAACATTGGCTTTCCTGACATCTAATACCTGCCGGCGAACCAAGGCTCCACGTAACAGAGGCTCATAGAGCTTCTTGTGACGTGAGTAAAGCATGATACCTTCAGTTGTATTAAACAACTGGAGGTCCTCAAGTATCAGTTTATCTTGAGGTACAGAGGCTTTACCAAAGAACCTTGGGGCTTTCTTACCAGGAGAACCCTGGTAAGTCACTAGAGGTCGGGCTCTACCAGAGACCGACCTCCGATGGAGGGTTCTTTCGATTGTCTTAGTGAAGCTTTCAAAGAAAGCATCATCAAGACCATCCGATTTCTCTGGATTAATTCCAGAGAGGAACTTCACCTTCTGAGCTTCTGTAAGCTCAGGAAGGATGTAGTAGCTGTAGGCCATAAAAGCCTGCACCGTC